GTGTTGCTCCTCACGAAACATACTTGGTACGTCGTACCTCGTTCGTTTAGTAGAGTAGGTTTCCCCTTCTTTTACAAGAAGGACACCTAAGGGATCGTTGCTGACAGACTTGCGTTTGCGAGTTCGTCTACAGCCCCTAGTAACTCCATCTGACGAAGGTAGACTTTCATAAACTTAGTCTGGTCCGAACTCCGTTCGGATTCGAAAAAGTTCTTGAGGGTTTTCCCTTCGAAAGACGGAACTTTTGGCAGATCTTTATCAGCTTGGTAAAGCTTTGCTATTAGCTCCCCGAGCGAAGTAGCATCGCAATACCTTGCAAATGCAGAATCTGTCATAGTTCGTTCAGACCCGGATATAACCAGTCTTACGACTGAATTATATTCTCGCCGCCACCACTCAAGGCGCTTGAGAGCCGTCATCTGGAAAGCCATAAGAAGCACTTTTGCTACGTCCATGGTTATGGATCGCAGCACGAATGCTTCGAAGGTGTCCAGACGACCACTCAGGGTCTTGAGATCACACTCTAGTCTATGTGCTTGTTTAAGCAGATAGATTCGAGCGTACTCAGACGAGCCTGGAGTCGTGTTACACGACGCCAGATCCTTCAACGGTTTATTCCATAGAGTTACATTTCGCGACATCGTCGCCATGTATTCATCAATGGAAGCTTCTGGTTTAGCGACTGACAGCCTGTTGGTCGCAGGAACGAGAAGTGCCGAAAGGATCCAGCTCACCAGAGGATGGTTAAGACCTTTCGCAAGGTCTGCGCGTATTACCTCTCAGATAGAGGGATGTACGAACAGGCGGAGCAAAGGTGCTACCCAACCATTCTTGTCCAAGCAAATGTACCCCCTTCTCACAGCTCTTAGAGCCATCTCCATCCGGGACGGAAGTCCCGTAACGTTGAGTTCTTCGCGCAATGAGAGAGGCGATATATTTGTTTCCTTGAGGTACGTTTGGTTTGCAAAATTCGCCAACGGAGAATCCGTAAACGATTTTGCAAGGCCAATAGTAATCCCAAGTGACGCAGTAATGGAAGCGTATGCCAAAGCAACGTCCTTATCCGCAATCATTATATCGTCGCCTAAAAGAATATAGGCGTCGAATAATGACCAGCGGGGTAGCGGTGAAGTCTTTTTACAAAGCTTCCCCGTTACCCATGCCGCATACCATACCAGTGCATGGTGCACCAAAGCCATTGATGCCCAGGAAGACAGAGCTCCCATGGGCTGTCCACAAGTGTACCTAACCTCTGATCCCGCATGGAAGATATCTAAGTCGGTGGACGTGGGGTCTTTTAGACCCTCCATCCGCCCGGCTGAAATGTTTTCCTTCGGTTTTCAGAAGGGTAGGCCCACAAGTAACTCTAGCCATAAAGAGAGAATACGTTTAGGCAAGAGGGCTTTGAACAGCTCTTCATAAAGCTGTAACGGAATTAAATCCGTTGCAGACTTAAGGTCATAACAATAAAATTTGTCATAACCTCTCTTCATAAAGTCCGACAGCTTACCTTCTTGATCGAAGGTGGCGTCCTGAGGAAGGGTCCTCAGTATGTCGAACATCCAAGAGTGAAGTGGCTTTAAACAAAGTTGCGTCCAGTAGTCGACAATGGCAATAATCCGTACTTTACCGGCGGCTTCATACAGAGCGTGTAAACGCCGAAGTATTGGACGCCGATAAGTTAGAGGTTTGCCATAGCCGAGCGCTATGTCGGGGAACTCACCAGATAGGAACCTCGTTCCCTCTCTGATGGCGCCCTTACGTAGAGGAAGAGTAAGAGCATTCTCAGGACAATTCCTGAATGAATAGCAATTACTCGACCATACTGACGCACTGTCCAGAAACCATTGCTTAACCATAGATGCTCCGGTTAGCTCAAGCCACTCAAGAATTAGATTCTTGGGTTGCAATCGCCAAGCGTATGCATCGGCTCCTATGCCGAGAAGGGCTGGTCCACCATTTGGTCCTGATTTTGCCGTGAAAAGGATATCATATCTGGTACCCTTCTCAACGGACAGGTCACTTGGTGAACGCACAGGGTTAATCTTAGCCGCTTCAAGGAATAAAGGGACGAAGTCCTTAAATCCTTTGAAATGGCTAACTCCTGAAAGATCAGGATGTGGCGCGGTAACTGTCTCCAGCGATGGAGGCAGCCACTTCGCCATCATAACCTTGTACGAGTTCAGCACAGACACCCAAATGTGGATGTGCCGTACTGACCTCGCCCGGAGCGCTTGTCGAGCGAAAAGCGGTAGAAACGCAGGGAGTCCATGACGTAAAGTTATTCTAAGACCCAAAGGTTGGGTCGAAGGTAACTTCTTACCTCCAAGGAACGAATTTAGGACAAAGAGTCCCACTTTCATTCGTTGGATGACGGCATTAATCCCCTGGGTCCTCACGAGTTTCGCGAGGTATAGAGTGAACGCGAGAAACGCGCCTCTATGCAGTTTCGAGCCCTTAGAGCCTGTCTTCCAATACGTTAGTTGATTAAACCAACGTAGTAGAAGGTCGCCTATATTTCTATAGGTGACTTCGATCATCAGAGCTTTGACCGTTCCCGAAGACTTCCCTCGGGATTCTAGGAAATCCGTATAAGCACCATGAAAAGAGTATTGAACTCTCTTTATGGCCGCTAATCGTGAAGTCCTAGAACCAGTGTAAAACTCATCTAGAAATGGGTGAGTATTTATGCGAGTGGGGGGAGTTTCGGAAGAACCAGTAGGGTCTTTAGAAGCAGATGGAGAAGAAGCGGGGGATACTTTGGCTGTCCCAGCCTTGGCCAGAACTTTCAAAGTATGGTCAGTGGAAAGGGACACTCGAAGTTGCCGAATGTAGTCTTGTTCCGAAAGGTACAAGATCGAGTTTGGCTCCATGGGGTCGACGACCGCATGGAAACCCGCCTCTACCTTCGTCCAATCTATAGACTTATACAGTTTATGGAAAGGCAAGCTGTACACCGGTAATGAGTAATGAAAGTGGAGCGTACTCGTACGTTTCATGATTAATTTACAAATTTACTAGGTTGTATGCGGTAAGGGTGAAGTCTGATCCCTCTTTTCCTCTCGGAAGAGGAGGAGCAGATCAGCTGAGGCAGGCCCGAAAGTTGCATAAATTTCACGACAGTACCCTGTACGTCGGAATATCTTTCCAACTTAAGGGCAATCTCGCTCCCAATATGCCTCACGAAGGGATAGGTCATCGCCTCCAAAAGTTACGTTGGGGAGAGGACTTCTCACCCCGACCACCGCTTTTGGTAAGGTTCTCATTGTAGGGGGTAGAGTGAATGGTTATTTTACCGATTGGTAGAGTACTTTCCAACCCCCCAGAGGCTAACCTGCCTGTATGATACGGGCTTGTTAGGAACGCCTATTGCTAGGTTTTCCCGCGAAGACCAGTACTGACAAACAGATACTCTCTAGGTAAACTGGAGTTATTCTGCCCAAAAGGCGACTTATGTATCACTCTCTCCCCATTTCTCCCAAAAGAGATGGGCGGTTTCCCAATCGTCGGTCTTGCCTAGAGACGTCGTCTCTTGCAACCACGGTATGGAATTTACCGGTGTTCCGAAGCTTCCGACGGAAGCTCAACTTTACGGACGCGGCCACACCCCAACGTGGCCTCATGTCCCAGTTAGAGTCTGGCACTAAGACTGAGAGAAGGTGGAAGACATTGACCTACCAAGGTCAGTAGATTCCCGTTTGCAAAGACACCCTAATTGTTGCCAACTAGGGGGCCCCTGCCCCCGGGAGGGTCATGTGACCTTGGGAAGACTTCGTCTTTCCA